GCAGATGCTGGAGCTTCTCTGGTTTATGTTGATTCAACTATTGGATGGAAGGAGCTTTAAATGGCTATTAAATTAGGTGGTGGTGGAGATGCAGCACCAATACCCACAGCGCAGTTTGTTATAAATGAGTCAAAGACTTTTACAGTGCCAAAAACAGGCAGGATTAAAGTCATCATTACTGGCGGGGGTGGACAAGGAGCGTTCCTTCATAACACATCTACAACTCTTAGAGATAATCAAGGAGACGCTACTGGCGGTGGTGCTGGTGGTTACAGTGAGAAAACTTTTAATGTAACAGCAGGAGAAACCTTCACGGTCACTATTGGCTCTGGAGGTGCTACTACCCTTTCAATGAATAGCATTAATTCCAACAGAGTAGGCAATAACGGAGGTAACTCTAGCTTCGTTACTTTTTCCGCAGCGGAGTCTGTAAACATGGTCGCTAACGGTGGCGGCGGTGGGCAGTTTAGCGCATCTACTTCTAGTGCTGTTACTACTGCTGGGGGAACAGGCGGTACTGCTAGTGGGGGAGATTTTAACTACACGGGCGGCGCTGGCGGATCTATCTCAAGAGTAGCCGATTGCCCAAATAATGCTGTAACAACAGGAGGCGGGGCTGTTGCCCTTTACGGTACAGCCTATCGTGGCGGTAACGTGACCATCACAGGCGCTCTTGGAACTTCTCACAAAGGTATGGGTACTGGAGGTGCAGGTATTGGGGGTCAAGGGGGTGATATTATTGAAACTGGAGGTGGGTATTCCGTGATACACCGTAGCACGGGCGGTAGCGCGTCACGAAGCGGCTTTTCAGATTCAACTAATGGTGCTAATTGGGATGGAAATACGCTCTTAACTGCAGGATCGCCATTTGAAGACCCCACAATAAGCGTTATTGACGCTCAAGGTTACGGCGGGTACTCCAGATATGCGTATAACGCCTCTGTTTTCGCTGGTACGGGTTCATATGGCGGTGGTGGGGGTGCCGCGATAGGAAGACTAACACAATCCCATGCTTTTGAGGGTGGCGGCGCAGGAGGTTTTGCAGGTAGCGGCTCCTTAAATATGTCTGGTGGTTACTACAGCGGCAATGCGTATATAGGCACTAGGGCCGGTGGAAATGGCGGCGGTGGTTCAGGTGCTTTTAGCAGTTCGTTTAGCACATCGACATCTGCCACTAACCGTAATTGGGGTCCAGGTGGTGATGGCCTTTGCATCATTATGTTTGTTTAACGGAGGCTCCAATGGCTATCTATATTATAAAGAATGAAAGCAACGAAGAGATTAACCGCATTTTAGCTAACCAAGAGTTTGTTGAGGCAAACCATGCTGGTAGATACGAAGAGGTTATTCCTGCTACCGACCCTGTGCCAGAAGAAGATGCTGCAAGGTTGTGGCGTAATGAAGAGCTAGAGGCTACAGACTTCATCGTACCTCTGTCCGACCATCCGCAACGAGCAGCATACATGACGTACAGAACTGCACTACGGGATTGGCCTAGCACAGAAGACTTTCCAGACACTCGTCCAATTTTAGGATCTTAACAGTAGACAACCTTCAGAAAATATGCTATAATCTTTTAAGGAGTTAAAGATGGATTTAATTAATATTGTTACAACAATTGTTACTGTAGCTTCTATTATTGCTGCTTTAAAACCTATTCCTAATAATAATAAATGGGTTGAAAAGTTTTACAAACTTACAGACTTGTTAGCCATTAATGTTGGTAAAGCAAAGCAGTAGGTGAAAGTAGTTATGGCAGTAAAAACTGAGATGGAAATAGCTCTAGAGGCTTTAGAAAAGATTGCTCAACATGAGAAAGAATGTGGAGAGCGTTGGGGAGAAGCCACAGTTGAGTTAAAACAGTTAAGGGAGTTAGCCACATCTCATGCTGCACGGTGGGAAAGACTTGCATGGCTTGTTGTTTCTGTTGTTTTTGCAGGAGCTACTTCTGTTATTTTTGCACACTTAGGATAAACAATGAGTAATAAAAGATCTAATAGAAATAATAAAAAAGTTTTAAAGGCTTTAAAAAATAAAAGGCTACAAGCGCATGCAGGGCAGCATGTAAGAGTAAGGGGAAGATACTCTCCACACAATCCCAACTCAGAGTTACATTCTTTTGAGCCTGAAAGTGGTCAAGATGGGACTGGAATAGATCCTGTAGAAACAGTATCAAGTAATACAACAACTTCATATCCTTCGGGGGAAGGCGGTGGTTCTGTGGAATCTACACAAGATACTATAACTACGTATACTCCGGGAACTTCAGGAAGTCTTCCTACTACTTCAACAACCTTGGGGCCACCTAGGGTTGAAGCAAAACCTGCTGCAAAGTTCGAGATAGATGAAGTAGAGACTGAAGATGTTTCTTTAGAAGGCACTCAGTTAGAGCCTGCTGAACAAATAGGCGCGCAAACAGCAGTGGGTGCATCTACAGTAAAACCCCCACCTACCGTGAAAGGTGCCTTTGCACAATCAGCTAAACAGGGCGTTACACCAACCGCTATTACACCTGCCAAAATAGAAGATGTAGCTCTTGTAGGTGCTGATGCATTAGACCCTACAACGGCAGCACAAGGCACTCTAAGCCCCGGAGCTATTGCCAATGCTGAAGGCCCTACGCTTACTGAAAGGGCTGTAGCGGCTGAAAGAGATACTACACAAGAGCAAGCAGCTTTAGCAGAAGAACAAGATTTTACTGTTTCAGGTAATGCTTTTGTAGATAAAGTAACAGGACAAACTGTAACTGTATCGCCTACTCCTGAAGCAGAAGCTAAAGAACGTGAAGCTATTACAGGTAAACCTGCTGATGATGGGCAAGCAGCACAAATTATAGATACTGTAGGATTTCAAGTTGCACAAAGACGTACAGTAACTGGTACGGCTGCAAAAGGTGCCGCAGCAGAAATGCTTGCAGAAGTAGGAGAGTTACCTCCTGATATTACAGCAGCCATTGTAGAAGATCCAGCAACTATTGAAGCACAGATTGACGATCAACCTGTGGAAGTACGCGCAGCTATTGCAGCGTTACCTACAGAAGCTCTTGTATCTTCTCAAATGGAAACACTATTAGCTGGTATGGAGGACGGTAAAACTCCTGCGTGGGCTAGACCAGCAGTAGCAGCTATTGAGCAAAATCTTGCTAAGAGGGGCCTCTCAGCCTCTACAGTAGCCCGTGACTCACTCTTTAATGCAATTATACAAAGTGCCTTACCAATGGCTCAAAGCAACGCACAGGCCCTCCAGCAGCGTGCAGCGCAGAACCTTTCTAATGAGCAGCAAGCCAATCTCACGCAGTCTACACAAGACATGCAAAGACGTATGGCTAACTTAGCTAATAGGCAAACAGCAGAATCTCAAACGGCTGCAAATGCTCAACAGATGGCAACCCTTCAAAGTCAGTTCACTCAACAAGCTGTGCTTACTACAGCTGAACAGCAGCAGCAAAGCCGTGTACAAAACTTACAAAATCAACAACAGGCTGCTGTATTACGCTCTCAAAATCAACAAGCTATAAATGCTCAAGAGCTTGGCAATGCTCAACAAATGGAATTAGCTAATCTTCAAATAGAAGATTCTACTGCTCGTGAAAATATGACTGCTTACAATCAAAAGCGTCTTGTAGATATGCAAATAAGTGCTGATTTTCTTTCAAAGAATGCAGCGTTTAAACAGCAGATGGAACTAGCTAATCTTTCTAATGAGCAGCAGATGGAGCTTGCTAATCTTTCTGCTTTAAACCAAGCAGATGCACAAAGTCTTAGTGCAGAGCAACAAACTGAGTTGGCTAATCTTAATGCACGTATGCAGACTAATTTAACTCAGGCAAAAATTGCTGAGAGCATGGGGGTAGCTCAATTAAATGTAGATCAGCAACGTGCTGTACAGAATGCTGCTATGATTGCTAATGTAGACTTAACTAAGTTCAGTGCGGCTCAACAGGTTGAACTAGCTAATAGTAAGTTTATGCAGTCTATGACTATGGCAGACTTTAATGCTGAACAACAAACAGCGATGCAAAATGCTACCTTAATGGCTCAGATGGATCTTGCAGCGGCTGATCAGCGTACAAAGCTTGCTATTACTAATGCTCAAAATTTCCTACAGATGGACATGGCGAATCTTAATAATAGACAACAAGCTGCTGTACTTGACCAGCAGTTAAAGCAACAACGTCTTCTTTCTGACCAAGCAGCGACAAATGCTGCAAAGCAGTTTAATGCAGCCTCAGAGAATCAAACTAATCAATTCATGGCTAACTTAGAGGCTAATATGTCTCAGTTTAATGCTTCACAGACAAATGCCATGAGACAGTTTAATGCTACTGAGCTTAGTAAGACAAGCGCCTTGAATGCTCAAAACGCTATAGAAGTCAATAAAGCTAATGCTGCTATCCGTAATCAAGTTGATCAGTTTAATTCTCAAGTAGAGTTTCAACGTGATCAATGGAATGCTGCTAATGCACAAGCTGTTGCACAGTCAAATGTAGAATGGCGTAGAAAGTCCAATACGATTGATAGTGCTGCTATTAATGCTGCTAACCAAGCAAACGCTCAGATGTCTTTTAACCTTAATTCAGCAGAGCAGTCTTTCTTATGGCAGAACTTACGTGATGAGGCTGCTTATATAAGACAGTCTTATGAGAATGATCAACAGCGTAAGACTACTTTGTATGCTACTGCACTTGCTAACGAGCAATCTGCTGATAAAGGTGGAAGTAGTACTAGAACACTTATGGATTTAGCAACTACATTCTTTAAGGAAATATAGGATACTGATATGGGATTTTTTAAGAAAATATTTAAAGGCGTTAAAAAGGTCTTTAAAAAGATTGGTAGTGGTATTAAAAGAGCTTTTAAAAGTATTGGAAAGTTCATGGGTAAGATCGGTGTTGTCGGTCAGATTGCTCTTTCTTTATTGCTACCCGGAATAGGGACAATGATTGGTGGGCTTGCTGGAGGCATGATGGCTTCTGGCAGTGCTCTTGTTAGAGGCGCTGGTACATTTTTGAATGCTGCCGTTAATGTCGGTAGTAAAATGGGAGGCATGGTAAAGACTGTGACTCAAGGTGTTACTAAAGTTATTGGTAATGTTGCAGGCGCTGTGCTTAATAAGATTCCCGGTGCCGACTCTCTTGTAAAAAGTGTAACAGGTCTTGACATAAATAACGCTAGTTTTGGAAATGCTGTAAAAGCCGCCCAAAGCACAGTAACTGACTTTGCTACACAAGGACGTGACTTGTTCTCTATGGATACTTTGACAGACCCTAATAAGTATATTAGCACTGAGACAAGGGCTAAGATAAATAAACTTGATGTTGATCTTCAAAAAGATTTAGACGCTGGTAAAACCATCGGAAGTGATCCATACACCCAAGCTCAAATAGAGGCCGACAGTATTATAGAAAAGCCTTTAGAAACTTCTAAAACTATTGGTGCAGAGGCCGCTGCTCCTAGAGAAAGCTTATTAAGTCCTACACAGCAAAGAGGACTAGATTTTACTAAGGACTTTTCTCCTACTAAAATAGACGGAACTGTAGCTTATAAAGTAGCATCAGGCGAAGTCATGTATGCTCCAGAGGGTATTTTAGAAACTATGCAGCAGCAAGGTTTAGATACTTCTAGCATAAAACAACTAAATTTTGCTGAGTTAGGTATTGAACAAGGTAAAGAAAAAATAAGTTCTTATGTATCTGAAAAGGTAGCAGCCTTACAAGACCCAATGTCCCTTGCAAAAGCAGGCTTTAATACTTATGCACAAACAAGACGTGAAGATGAAATGTTAGCTGCACAGCAGGCTGCTCTTGTAGGCGGTGATGTTATTAATGTAGGACAGTATCAAGATCCTAGTGCTTTCTTAGCCTACCAGACGCAGAATACTGTAGCACCTATAGCTTCTTTTCAACAGCCTGCTAATTATAATGCACCGCTTTCTAGCTGGGGTCAACAGTTTATGTTTGATCCCTTCGCGCAATTACCGATGAGGACAGCATAATGGATGAAGAAACAACTCCAGAACTACAGGAGTATTTTTCTAAGATGGACAGACCTATTCCGGGTCAGTCCTTAACTGAAGATCCTGATACACAACAACCTTATACGGCAGCGCCAGAGTTTACTGTGCCACAAGAAGCTGTAGAGTATCTATTTGATCAGATGACTCAAGAAGATAACTACCTGCCTTTAATGGATAGTATCCTAACAGGTACTACTATTATGGATGCTACTAGGCTCATATTATTCTCAGGCTTTAACGAAGGTAAATGGAATCCCGATCTTATGTTGTTGTTGATTGAGCCTACAGCTTATATGATTATGGGTCTTGCAGAACGTGCAGGTATTGACTACGAAGTTCAAGAAGACGATGAAGAAGATATGTTTGGTGTAGCTGTAGATCGTCCAGAGCTATCAGAACCTTCAGAGCTTTCAGAAGAGACACAAGATGTTATGGGTCGTGTTGAAAGTGCTGAACTTCCTGAAGTACCTACACAGTCTTTGATGGCTCGTCCACCACCACCCCAACCTAGTTTAATGCAGAGGCAGGCGTAATATGGCTATTGAACAATTTGGAGAGTCCCTACTGACTCAAAAGCGTCAGCGTGATGCAGAGCAAGAAAAGAAGCTACGTAAGCGTGAAGACCGTAATGCACTGCTAGGTCTTGCAGGTACTGTAGGTATTGGGCTGTACAGGAAAAACTTAAAAGAAAAGCAACAAAATTTCTTGAACAGCCAGCCTGTTATGGATATGAAGATTAAATATAATCAGGCTCAAAGGATTGCAGACGATACTGAAGCAGAGCGTCAGCGCGTTATGAGTTTTGGCGGTAGTCATGAAGATTACTACTACGATAAAGCTTTTAAAGATATAAAAAGTGAGTATCTTTCTAGGTACTCTGATGATTTAGACCGTGTCGCTTACATTAATGCTGGTAAATATGATGCTGCCATAGCTAAAGATGCTAGAGCTATCTATAAAGAACAATTAGATGCTCAGTTAGCAAGAGAGCAGTGGGCAGACAGATTTAAAGCTCAAGGATCTTTTGAAGACGTTTTAAGTATGTCAAATCAAAGACCTACTAGCGCCTTTGATGGCCTTTTAAACTTCTTACGTGGAAAGTCTGATCAAGAGCTTGACAGCCGTACTATACAGGCAATGCGTCAAAGTTCTTTGGGACGTGTTGCGTTACCCGCTTCGCCTGAAAAGCAGTCTGAAGCTCAGAGACTTGAAGAAGCTTATAGGATTACTAATAACATTATAGAGGCTCAAGATGTTGCCGATCTAGGTGAGCTAGAAAGAGATACTAGAAAGGAGGTTACGTACACAGGAGGTTTTAATTCTACAACAGGTAAGTACGATTATAGAAAACAGATAAAGCAGTTTGATAAGGTCACTGGAGAAGAACTAGAGACTGTTTTGGAAAGAACAGAAACTGCCGACATGAATGATCAGTCGGCTATGGATATAATATCTTTAAAAAATCTTAGAACATCTTATGACCCCCGTGTTAAAAGCACAACTGTTTTTAATGATGCGGGTGTTAAAGAGTTTAATCGTAGACTTAGAAAAGCTAACAATGATACAAATCTTGATACTCTTAAAAAGTATAATAAAGCTATGGATATTTTTTACGATGTAATGCAGGCTGAAACAGATCTTAGTGGAAATCCTGTGGATTATGTTACTTCACCTTCACAAAAATTTAATGCTATTCAAGAAGCGGTCATTAAGTCTACGGGTTACAGCAATAGGTTTGCTCTTATTAATGAAAAAATATTTGGAGCATCAGCTACTGAAGATAGTAGGAGAGAAGGAAGAGATGAGTACATACTAATTATGGAAGAGATAGCTAAATTAGGAAAACTTTAAATGGCTAGTTATACTGATGAGTTTGGAAGATCTATAGCTAAATTTGGGGAGACTTTAGCCCAAGCTCCTTTTAGTTTGGCAGACCTTGCGCGTTTTTACGCTGATTCACAGATGAGAGTGTTCACAGAGGATGCTCCAAAAAGGCAGGGCCTTACGCCTGAAGAGCTTGAAGAACGTGCAGCATTAAAAGCAGATATATCTAAAGGTTTAACTGCGCCGATGCTAAGTGCTTTGGGGGTTAAAGAAGAAGATGTTTTTACTGAAGAAGGTAAAGTACGTGAGGCTGAAACTTATGCGGGAGCAGCAGGACAGTTCATAGGTGAAGTAGGTGCTTATGTTGTACCCTATACGGGCGTAACAAAAGCTGCACAGGCTGTGGGGCTTGGTGCAAAATATGCAGCGCCCATTACAGGTGCCGTTGTTTCTGAGCAATTGTTAACAGATCCTCAATCAAATTTATTTAATTTTGTAGAAGAGACATTCCCAGAAGCTTCAAAAAATACTTTCATTGAGTACATGTCTGCTGACCCTGATGATGAAGAAGCAACTAACAGAATGAGAATGGTAGCTCAGGACGCTCTACTGATACCTATGATTGAGCGTGGTATTTCTTTTGTTGCTACTTTAAAAAGAATAAAACAGAGTAAGAGCTACGATAAGATGTCTGAAGAAGAGCAGACAGAAGTTGTTATGAGTTATCTTGAAAATGCTCGTAAAGAAGCAAAACGTGCAGACATAGAGGCCCGTAAAGAAGGCCGTATTGGTGTTGAGCGTGAAGACCTACCTGCTGCAAAAGAGGTAGTAAAAGAAACAACCGAAGGTGTTGAACAGGTTGCTGGTCAGGCTAGTCCGATTAAAAGGCTTTACCGTAGATTCATGACCTCTGAAGGTTACCTTACTCCACAGGCTTATAATGCTTTTAGGGACACCCAGTATTCTCAAAGACAAACAATAAGGGCTGCTGAAAATATCAGTAATAGGCTTAACCTTGCCCTGAAAAAAATTACAGATGAAACGTCTTCTAAAGAAATGTCTGACCGGGTACAGAAAGCTTTACAGGCTGATGCAAGTTTTATTTATGAAATGCCTAAACAAGATCGTGTGGAGTTCTTCAGGACTGAGTACAGACTATCAGAAGAAGTAGCTAATGAGGTCTTAAATGCCCGTGAGTTAATGGATGGTCTGTCTAGAAAGATTGTAGGTAGTAAAGGGTTTAGCGCAGATGTCAAGCAGTCTATATCAGCTAACGTAGGTAACTACATGCGTAGGTCTTACAGGATGTTTGAAGATCCTTCCTATACTCATACAAGTGAAGTGAAAGAAAACGCTGTACAGTTTTTAGCTGATGATTTACTTGAAGCAACGCCCGACATGAATATTGATGATGCTCTTTCTAAGGCAAAGTCTCAGGTAGATGAAATACTAAGCAAAAGTGAAGATTATGAGGTAGTAGATTATCTTGCGAAGATTCGTAGAGTAACAAAATTTAAGCAGAGGAAAGATATTCCAGAGCCAATAAGAGCTTTATTGGGCGAAGTTACTTCTCCATCTGAAAGTATTATTTTGTCTGTTGCGAAGGCATCTAGAATTTATGAAGTAAATAATTTTTACAGACAGTTTAATGAGCTAGGAAAAACTGGTGGTTATCTTACTTCAAAAGAGTCAGGACGTAACACTGCTAAAATTACAGATACTAATTCAATATTGGATGGTAAGTACACTACCCCTGAGATGTTGCAAGCTTTAGAACGTAAAGAAGAAATGTTTTCTAGCCTGATGGAAGGCACCAATCCTTTAGCTGTGTTGCTGCAAAACTTTTCAACTGCTAAAGGTTTTTCACAACAGATGAAGACCGTACTGAACCATGTAACACACATTCGTAACTTTTTAGGCGGCGCTCAGTTTGGCGTTGCTAATGGATTAAACCCTTTCTCTAGTAAGGGCTTGAAGTCTGTACGCAATCTAAGTAATAGTATTCTTCAGGGCGGGGATGAGGCCCTTAATACTGCCTATGAGAAGTATTTACGATTAGGGTTGATTAATACTAACGTAAAGGTCAATGAGTTTAGGGCTTTGCTTGAAACCGGCATGGAAAGGGAGCCTAGCTTTATTTTGAAGAAGCTGGGGGGTCTGAAGTATGCTGAAGAGATTCCCGGCGCTCGTCAGGTAGACGCAGGTACTAGATCTTTTCTTCGTAGTGCTGAAAATATATACATGGCTACAGACGATTTCTATAAGATAAATGCTTTTGGGAATGAACTTGCTACTTTAAAGAAGGCGTTCCCAGATCAAGCTGACGATGTACTAGAAATAAAAGCAGCGCAAATTGTTCAAGACACAATACCTAACTACGACAAAGTACCTAAAGGCATTAAAGCACTTAGGGACATGCCTGTGGGTAACTTCGTATCTTTCCCTGCTGAAATAGCTCGTACATCTTATAAGATTGTTAAGCAAGCTTCAGAAGAAATTAACTCTGGTAATTCTGTTTTAAGAAACAGAGGTCTTAAAAGGCTTGCAGGGTTCAGCACCGCTGCAATAGGTTTTAATGAAGCTTCTAAAGCTTCTATGGATCTCCTTGGTTGGACAGAGGAAGAGCAGAGGGCGCATACAGACTTGGCTGAAGGGGCTTTTAACAAGGACTCTAACAAGATTTGGCGTATGGATGAGGACGGCCAGATCTATTTTGTAGATACACGCTTCTTAGACTCTTATGAGTTTGTAAAGCGTCCTATAATGATTGCTATGGACAGGCTAAATGAAGGCGCTCTGAGGGGTGACGATTTGGATGAGGCTTTATTTGAAGCTGCTAAAGATACTGCTACGTCTTTGTTAGAACCTTTTGCTTCTCAAGAGATGATTACTGAGGCTATACTAAATTCAGGCATAAAATATAAAAACGGATACATAGATGAAGCAGAGTTTTTGGGAGATGTCCTACAGACCTTTGTTCCCGGTTCAGCTACTTCTATACAAAGATATGTAGAGGCTTTGAATGAAGAGCCGAACAGGTACACAGGTGAACCCCGCAACGCTGAGAATGAGTTAATGGCAAACATGACGGGTGTTAGGTTTACTAAGTATGACCCTGAATTAAATTTAAGCTTTGCTATAAGGGATTATAACAGGATAGAAGACGCTAATCGTAGTAAAAAGTTCTTGTATGACACAGATACTGAAGAGTATTTAGGTGAGTACAGGGATCAGCAACAAGCAATATATTCTGCACAACAAGAGTTGTTTAAGATTACAAACGCTTATGTAACTCTTTACGGTAAAGACGATGCTATGCGCGTACTGACTGAAAATGGTATTAGTAGACCAACTGCTGCTAGTGTTGTTTTAGGTCAGTTCAAAGGTACTGATCCTAGGGGTGATAAGCTTACTATAGAAGCTTATAGAGCTTTTCAGAAAATAAATCCTGAATTAGCTGATAAACAAGCGAAGAGATTTAGAGAGGAGCTATCCGGTGTACAAGCAGAACTAAACGGCTCATCGCTATACACCCCAGATTATAGGTTAGATACTTCTACAGATACTTACAGGGAAGGTAAGGCCAAAGGCGGTGAAGTACTTGACGTACCTAACGTACCCAGAGAGCCTGACCAGCGCATCGACAAGATGACAGGGCTGCCCTATGACCAACAGGCTGGTACAGCTTTTGTGGATGAGGAAGACCCTTTACGTAGGTTAGGCTTTACAGGCGGTGGTGAGGTAGATCCCTTACGCCGACTTGGTTTTGTTCCGGGCGGTACTGTTATTGCTAGAGGTCTTCGTGACCTGTTCACGCCTACCAAGACTGTAGGCAGTAAAGGTTCTAAACGTGTCGTACAAGACCCTGACAAGCCTGTAGTGATGACACAGACTGAGGAGCTTGAAGAAACTTTAGATCCTAGAATGGGTAGAGCTATGGAGGCTGAAACAGCTTCTAGTGTTATGCCTGCTCCCGGTAAGTTCTTTGATCCTGAAAAGAGTTCATACAAAGAAGGTCTTACTAGGAAAGCAGAAGACGCTGGTATAGAGATAGATCTTGAGTTTGGTAAGTACTTAAAGATGGGCAGAGAACTAGAAGATGTTTCTAATAAAACATTCCAGAATCTTTATGTTACTGCGCGGCCTCCAATGGGTGTAGAGCAGCGTGGGTCTGTTATAGGGCCTCTTCCTGAAGTAAATCCCACTAGGGAGCAGGGAAAGCTGTCTACGTTTGGAGCAAGTAATAAAGCTATAGCTAGAGCCAACGAATATGATGGTGCTGATTTAACTATCGATGAAATGAAGGCTAACTATAAGAGAAATACAGGCGTGAAGAGTCCTCCTAGAGTACAGACAAATCTTTTGCAGCCAGAGAAGTTTAAGATTATTACTGGTGAAGGGCCTAAACGATTAGATAATCCTATTGTTTCTGTAGAAGCGCCTGAATCTAGGGGCGGTCATTTTTACGCCTTAGACTACCAGCTTGTAGGGCCTGTAAGGATGAATGTTCTTACTGCCAAAAACAAGGAGGGTAAAGTTAATAGCCCTAACTTACGGCCTGAGACAGTTGGTGAAGTTAAGCTGGGTAATATAATTGGAACAGTTCAAACTTCAGGGAAAGGTAAGACTCACCCTCTCTATGACTACATTGAAGTAGACGGTACGCCCTCACTACCTGAAGGCGTTACAAAGCGTGAGAAGTTTAAAAGAGGTGGTAAAGTTTTAGCGGCTTTGACAAGAAAGAAGTACTCAGGAGGGGGTAAGGTATCTCAGATTACGGAAAGATTAGCTAGAGAGCTTTTCGGTATTACAGCTAAAGATTTTCGTAAGCATGAGGGTCAAACCTTAGAGATGGTAGAGCGTCTTGTGGATGAAGGGAAGTTACCAGAACATGAGCGTGGGTACGGAGATGCTTTTAATCAGGCTAATCACATGAGACTAGCTAGACTGTCTGGTGATAGTACTTTAAAAAGAGCAGGGTTGCAGGCTAAAGAGGTAGCTCAATATATTGGTGACAATGATCGTCATCCACAGCATGGGGCTATTGCTGATTTTAAAAATAATAATCTTGGGTTTGAGATATACGATAAAGTTAAAGGGGATAGTGCGGCTTTTGAGCAAGGCGTGGCTGACTATTTAACTGCACAGTATAGAGAAAATAAATAAATGTATAAGTATTTTACAGAAGAAGAACTGGAGTGTAAGCACTGTCAAGCCAAGGGTATAGACCCTGAGTTCATGGAGAAGGTAGATGCCCTGCGTGAAAAGCTTGGATTTAGCTTCCCTGTAACCTCTGCATACCGTTGTAAAGACCACCCCATAGAGGCCCGTAAAGCCTCTCCGGGAGCACATGCTTCAGGTAGAGCCATAGATATAGGGGTACGTGGTGAAGCCGCTTACAAGCTCTTACAGGGCGCTCTAGAGGCAGGTTTCACTGGCATTGGTATTAGTCAGAAAGGTGGCTCTAGATTTATACACCTTGATGACCTTGAATGCTCTGAAGGCCGTCCAAGGCCCCACATTTGGAGTTATTAATATGAGTATGCTAGCAAACTTAGTAGGCCCTGTCACTGGATTACTAGATAAGTTTATTGAAGACAAAGACCAGAAGGCAATGCTGGCTCACAAGATTGCTACGATGTCAGAAGAACATCATCAAGAGCTTATGAAGGGTCAGCTTGAAGTTAACAAGACTGAAGCAGCACACTCTAGTATCTTTGTAAGTGGTTGGAGGCCCTTCATTGGCTGGACATGTGGACTAGGAATGTTCGGTAACTTTATTACAATTCCATTTGCAAACTTTGTACTGGCTTTAGTGGGTATAGACATTGTTATTCCTCTTGTACCGCTAGAAACTATGATGCCTGTCCTTATGGGTATGTTGGGTTTGGGTGCTATGAGGAGTTATGAGAAGACCCGCAAATGATTGCTGAAATATCTGCGATCATAGCAGGTGTTAACGCTGCCACAGGCGCTATCAAGCGTGTAGCTGAAACTACAAATGATATACAATCTATATCAGGTTTCTTATCTACACTTGGTGGCGCTGAAGTAGAGCTTGCAAGAGCACAGAATGAGGGTAAACTATCTGAAGCAGATGCTGTAAAAGCTGCACTAGCTAAAAAACAAATACAAGAAACCATGAAGGAGATCAAAGATCTCTTTACAGTAAGTGGTAACGGTCAGCTATATCAAGAAGCTATGGCTGCTATGGCTGAAGCTAGGAAGGCTAAACAGTTAGAGTTAGCTAGAGCAGCAGCGGCTAAGAAGAAGTTTTGGAAGGACGTTAGAGAGATAGGTACTGTTATAGCCGTACTAGTGTTATTAATACCTATGTGTTTAGCCCTTTTAATTTCATATTTAACTAGATAACTGGAGGCACAATGCCAGCAGCTAAAAAGCCAGCAAAGAAAAAGTCCAAAGTTAATGAGGCGGGTAACTACACCAAGCCTACTATGCGTAAGCGTTTATTTAACAAGATCAAGGCGGGTAGTAAAGGCGGTAAGCCGGGACAATGGTCAGCCCGTAAAGCTCAGATGCTTGCTAAGGAATACAAAGCAGCAGGTGGTGGGTACAAGTAATGGCACTCAAGAAATCACAGAAGTCCCTAAAGAAGTGGACTAAAGAGAAATGGGGAACCAAGTCAGGTAAACCCTCAACACAAGGAAAGAAAGCAACAGGTGAAAGGTATCTCCCGAAGAAGGCTAGAGAGGCTCTATCAGACAAGGAGTACGCTGCCACTTCCAAAAAGAAACGTGAAGACACAAAGAAAGGAAAGCAGCACTCTAA